TTGAACCGGTGCATATGATGCACTAATTGAGGCACTTGACCAACTTGCACTGATAGCAGTTATTATTCCTACAATATTACTAGATGTAATATAAGATGCAGTCTGTGCGGTTGTAATAAAAACGGAAGCAGATACCCAAGAGGCACTAGTCGATGTTAGAGGAACAAAGGAAATCGCATTCGCTGTTCCAGCCATCGTTGCATAGGATGCACTTATTGAAGCAGATGCCCAACTTCCACTTATCTGATAAGTTTGTGGATAAAGATTTGGTGCATAACTTGAACTTATCGACCAACTGGATGTAATAAAATAAGTATTACCAGTTACAAGGGTATCTTGTTTAGTTCCGAATTGTGTAGAAATACTCGCACTGTATGATGGTTGAACCGGAGCATAGGATGCACTAATTGAAGAAGATGCCCACGAAGCAGAGAAAGCAGTTACATTACCAAAAATATTGCTGGAAGATATATAACTCGCACTTAAAGAACTACTTGCCCAACTCCCCGATACTTGATATGTCTGTGGATATAAATTCGGAACATACGAAGCACTCGTCGCATATGAAGAACTGCCAACTATAGATCCCGTAAACGTAGCCGCCGCTTGCCCATCTCTACCCGCTAATAAAAGATATTGCGGATGATCATCATTACTTAACCCAGTCAACGATCCATGTGACGTAGGTGTAAATGTAGACCCAGCATATTGTGCGGTTCGGTAATCCGTGGTCTCGGAAATACCCGCCGTCGTCACAATTACACGATATAATAACTTCGCCTCCCGAAATGGGAAATTACCAAATATTAAAGTGTCCGGTGTATTGTTCGTCCGAGCATTCGCAACACTAGTGTCAATCCTCTGCCCATATATCGATACTAAATTGTTGCTAATCCCATTAATAGCATATATGAAGAAACACCCAGCATTACCCCCCGTAATATTTACCAATGTACCTAATGTAGTGTTATTATATTTTTCAGTTCCTCCCCCATACATCGAACTCGTCTCCGTTGTAGATACTACCATCGCTCCCGAATAATATGCCATCAAACTGCTACTTAAAATAGTGGTAGTCTTAAATTCAAGATCATCATCATACCATTCCCCCGCTGATATTGCATATTTTCCAAGCGAAGCTGTCGTTGTCGTCCACGCAAATCCAGAAGCATACCTCGGCCCCATTGTCTCATGCAAATATTCATGGGTCATCCCGTCCATTAAAACCCCATGCCGTTCATCCGAAACAAATCCATTACCCGCCCCTGCCCCAATATATACCGTGCAAACGGAAGCAATTCCAGATACAAAACTCCATTCACTTACTGCTTGTTGTAATACCCCATTCGTATCATAATAAATATAATATAACTGTCCTTTGGTCGGTGTAGAAATAACAATGGATTCATTATTTTTAATAAATTCATTGCCATTACAATAAACCTTCCAGTTCGATCCCGATATCATTAATTTAACCGAAGCACTGTCATAACTAAGAGTGGAATCTGTCCGGTTTGGAAATCCAGATGGCTCTTTAGTAATATCATTCCAATATGATTTTAAAGTATACGATGAAGAAATACTAGCCGATGCCCATGATGCGGAAAATGCAGTTACATTACCAAAAATATTGCTGAAAGATACATAACTAGCTGTTGATGCAATTGATGCAGATTGTGCCCAACTTGCACTTAAAGAGCTGCTTGCCCAACTCCCCGATGCTTGAAAAGTTTGCGGATATAAATTAGGAACATATGACGCCGAAATACTGGCCGATGCCCACGAAGCACTGAATGCGGTTACATTACCAAATATATTACTTGAAGATATATAACTAGCAGTATATGCATAACTCGCCGTACCAAAAGTAGAGCCGGTATGTGAACCAAATAAATAACTCGAACTAATCGATGATGATGCCCACGAACCAGACACTTGATATGTCTGTGGATATAAATTAGGAACATAAGATGCCGAAATACTAGCCGATGCCCACGAAGCACTAAATGCAGTTATATTCCCGAATATATTACTGGAAGATATATAACTAGCAGTATATGCATAACTTGCAGTCCCATTTATCATCTGAGCGTAACTTGCCGATGATAAATGATAATATTGACCCGGTGTTCCACCTTGTATATTATTTAATAAATTGTGATCAGTAATACCCGCCACCGAAAGAATAGTTGTAAATGCACTCTCAACCAATAATGCCCCATCTCCTTCTTGTGTTATTATGCGTCCACAAAAAATAGAAATGCTCGATAATTCAGCCGGTGGAATAGGCATTATTGCCTTGACCGCATCCCCGTAATTGACATATTGCGGGCTCAACAATACCTGAGATCGATTGAGTGATCCAATTCCACGATAAACATAATTTACAACATATTTACCCGATCCAAGAGTTCGTAAATTGATGCCATCATCATAATGAGTAGTTACATACCCATTAATAAAAGATCCCGACCAAATCGATGCGGAATGTGCTACTAATGCAAATTGATTTGTATTGGCAGTACTTGAACTAGTAAATGTTAATTGCTTAACTCCAAGATATCCCGTTCCGGATGTAATAGTAATATGAGAACCGCTGGTTCCTATTTCTAATCCACTTGCTCGTTGAGCACCATAAATATCAATAATACGACGTTCAAGTTTGTTGCTTAATAATAATCCGGAAGAGTCCCAATCTACATAAGAAAAATTTCCACCCGACCCCAATGTAAATGTGGCTACCGGAACAGTTTGAATGTTATCTACCGTTGACATATCCGTCGCAATCTGATAAATCGGATTGCCATTATTATAATTCGCAAGAATATATTGAACATCCAAAAACGCCGTTGTAATCGTAAATGATGCGGAGGGAACTGTAAATGAACGTATAATACCTTTTCCGGATAAATTAATACAGAAATTAACTTTAGATGCCCCAATATAAATCGTACTGCCAATATTAGATAACGTAGGAATATCTATTACCCCAACACTGAAATCTTCCCGAGGAGTGTGTTGACTCAAATCTACTAAAATCTTTCCGGATATTCCAGAATATAAAACCGTTCCAACAATTACTTTTTCAGCAGGAAATAATGGTATAATATTTGTAAAGGAACCAGAAGTAACGTCAGATAAATACAATACATCGCCGTCAATTAGGGTAGATGTGTTAATATTATTAACAACTCCTACTGTAGTGGCAAACCCTTCTTCTCCTATTGTTAGTGGTTGAGTTGATAAACCAACTACTAGATTTTTCAATCCCGTTCCATCTGCAATCGCAAGGTATGCAATCGGAAGTTTGTTTATATTCGACCCGCTAATATAAACAGCGTTTCCATTCGCAATTAATTCTCCCGCCACAATTCTAACATAATTTTCCTGTCCTATCTGAAGACGAACATCCGTTTTATCAGTATCAATCGCATACGTATGAGTTAATGAATCATACCATAATTGTCCCGGTTTAAATGACGGTACAATTGAATTGGTATTAGCAAAAATATATGATTGCGAAAGATATATATTCGCCCCCGCATTAAGATATGATGCACTTAAAGAACTACTTGCCCAACTTGCCGATGTAAGTGCTGATGCATTTAAAGCAAAACTCGCTGTTAATGCATATGACGCCGAAATACTGGATGATGCCCATGAAGAGGAAGGAACTGATGTCGGTATTGCCGGTTGCGGTGACCAAGACGCACTTAAAGCATACGATGAACTCGTTACCGTTCCAAATATATTACTGGCCGTAATATAAGAAGCGGTTTGTGCAGTAGTAATAAATACCGACGCACTTACCCATGACGCCGAATCAACTGTTGTTTGTGTAACTTGTGGATATAAATTGGGAACGTAAGATGCTGATGTAGCATACGATGACGAAATACTGGATGATGCCCATGAACCAGACTCTTGATATGTCTGAGGATATAAATTAGGAACATAGGAAGCACTGATCGACGCACTCGCCCAAGAGGAAGAAAATGCGGTTATTATTCCTATAACATTGCTGGAAGATACATACGAAGCAGTCTGTGCCGTTGTAATAAATACCGAAGCACTTACCCATGATGCAGAATCAACGGTGGTTTGTATAACCTGTGGATATAAATTGGGAACGTAAGATGATGAAATACTGGAAGATGCCCACGAAGAACTTAATGCGGTAATACTACCAAAAATATTACTGGAAGAAATATATGATGCCGTAATAGCATCGTTTGCCCAACTACTTGTTATTGAATAAGTATTGCCAATTACTAATGTATCTTGTTTAGTCGCAAATTGATCGGAAATACTTGCACTGTAACTCGGTTGAACCGGAGAATAACTTGCACTTAATGAAGCACTGGCCCATGACCCCGACTCCTGATACGTCTGCGGATATAAATTAGGAACGTAGGAAGCACTAATTGAAGCACTCGCCCACGAAGCAGAAAATGCGGTAACATTACCAATTATATTGCTGGAAGAAATATAGTTAGCCCAGCTTGCAGTTATCGGTAAGGTTGAACCGGTAACAATGTTGTTCTGTTTAGTATCTATTTGTAACGATACCGATGAACTATAATCGGGTTCTACTGGCGAATAAGATGCACTGATCGCAGTCGAAGATGATAATGCCCAACTTGCAGTTCCAAATGTCGAACCAGTATGAGGTCCAAATAAATAACTGGCACTAATCGATGAAGATGCCCATGAACCAGATTCTTGATATGTTTGTGGATATAAATTCGGAACATAGGATGCACTAACCGAAGCACTTGCCCATGAAGAACTAAAGGCGGTTACCTTACCAAAAATATTACTGGAAGTGATATAAGAAGCGGTTTGTGCAGTAGTGATAAATACCGAAGCACTCACCCACGATGCAGAATCAACGGTGGTTTGTATAATTTGTGGATATAAATTAGGAACATAGGACGCACTAATAGCATTTGATGCCGTCCCCATCAATGATGCAGTTACCGACGTAGCTACTAAATTGCCCGTAATATTGATTTCCGATCCAATTTGTTGTATTATACTATCACCAATACTATCGCCTGTAGTTACTACAGGTATTTTACCGACGGTTAAATCTACTTCACCACTCGGTCCCAATATAATCTTTTTACTATATCCCGCATCGCTGGATGAAATAAAGAAGTAATTATTCTCGCCATCCCATAAAACACTCGCCATTTGATCGGTAGAACCCGAATCCCATACTTCAATCCCGGCGTATCTTACATGAGGAGTTTGTGCATTTAATGTAAGTATGTTATCAGTTACTACAATATAACTTGAGGTGATATATATAAAACTACTACTAATTTGTCCGGCTCGTAATATGCCGCCAACTGTTAAATCATTGTTAACAGTTAATGAGTCTGCATAAGACGTGGTTAAAGAATTAGTTGCCCAAGAAGCCGTTCCAAAAGTAGAACCAGTATGATGTCCGAAAATAACGCCGGTGGCGGTTAACGAACCAGTAACTTGTACATCACCTCGGGAAATTAATCCACGTTTTGCTACAAATTCGTGGCTCATAGATACCTCCCACTAACAGTGATGTTTTTAAGTGATGTATTTACAAATTCATTTTTGCTATATAAGGTACATAGCCCCGTAATATTACTTCGTAATTTGATTGTTGGCATAATTCTTTCATTTTCCGGAATTATATTTAATTGTATTTGTAACTTTTATATTACAAATAAGTTGCTAATGTTTTAATCGCCCAAGATAATGATGGTGCATTGGATATCAATTGAACATAAGAATCTGTCAATGCTATTGACATGCTCATTTCACTGGTATTTCCCAAATCCGTGGTAACAAACTCCGCATACGTGACTTCTGAACCGTTTGGAAGCCATCCACCAAAAATATTTCCAACTCTCATATTACTACTGCTGTGAGCAGCATATTGATAATTTACAGATATAAAGGAACCAGTATCTCGTTGAGATATTATATTAGAAGGAGCTGTACTTATCGAGGAAGTCGTATCAAATGATAACCCAATCAAGGAACTAGCAGTCGATGCGTTAATTGCCCAACTGGCAGTTATATCATGCGTGCCGTTCATTAAATATGAAGCGGTCAATGAACTGGAAGCAAATGATGCGGAAGTTGCGGAAAGTGCATCTACAGCGTTAGTCGCCCATGAAGCAGTACCACAAAGACCAAATGAGGATGTTATTCCTTGAGAGACATATAACGATCCTGTTATCCTCTCCGGACCTTCTACAATTAACCCATTTTTTACTTTTAGTTCGTTCATTTAAAAATTACCTTTCTCAAATTCTTCCAGCATTGGACTGGCTTTTTATGATGTTTAGTAAATAAGCCATAAATATTATTCTCTTATTATAAGTATCTAATGAAACCTTTAATGTTCCAGTTTTCTGTAGTTTGTGCCACCGCTAAAAACTGAATACTACTCATACTAAGCGTCATTGATATCGCAATATCACTTGTATTCCCAATGTCCATTGTAGTCTGCTCCGTATATGATAAAACATCCGCCCATGTTCCAAACATTACCCCCGCTCTTTGATTGCTCCCACTCTTAGTATAATAATCAAAAAATACCGCATTGAATGATCCAGTGGATTTTTGAAAAAACATTACCGCCGATTCTGTTATATTTAATATCGCTGATACCGTGTCAAATGGAAAATTATTAACCGTACTAGATGTTATCGCATACGAAGCAGTTAATACTTGAGATGTAATTAATGCATACGAAGCAGTTATAGCTTGAGATGCAATTAATGCATACGAAGCAGTTATAGCTTGAGATGCAGTAATGTTAAGCGAAGCGGTTGTTTCTATTGAAGTTGCTAAATCTCCGCAATGATTAACGATGACAAGTGTGTCCGCTGCGGGAACAAGTATTTTTTCGTCAAATCCTGTCCCGCTCGCATTCCGTTTACTGTAAACTATCTCGTATGGATTAACCATATTTTATGAAAATTGATTTATAGGAACTCGTTTCCAACTTCCGCCAGTATAAATATATAAATAACTGGCATCATGCGCCATCCATCCATCAGTTCCTGGTGAATCTGGAAAACTTGGAGCTTTTTGCCACATAACATTAGATGATGTAGTAGATGCAAATTCATATCCAGCGATCGTATTTACTACCTGTAAAGACCTTAGAACATTAACTGCCGAAATTGGCAGAGAAGTCGCATTTCCGGCATCTTCCCAGGTAATTCCCGGTCCTTTTGGTTCTTCTCCCATATTAATATTTGGATATAGTTTACTTTTCCATTTATCGGCATTATTATTTAACTGTGACATATCATAATCATCCGCTACTGTCTCCGTCCCTATAATAATTTTCTTTGGAGTAAAAAATTTATCAGTCGTAGGATATTGCCGATCCAGAAGTTGATAGCTTTCCGGAAGAATATATCCATTAGTAATCAAGTTAAACTCGGTTCTAACAAGTCTATCCTCGTCCGAATTCAATTCAATGGTGTGGGAAAATGCCTCGGCTCTAGTACGAAACCTAAACCCTCCAGTGGTCCCCCAATAATCTTTAGTATTAAATTTAATCTTCTCAATAATGGGATTCATTTGCTCATGATATTCTGTCCATACAATAAACGAATACGTGAATATCATATGATCTGCCATCGTTATATTAAACACTTCATTTACTGGAGCATTACCCTGCGTAAGAATTGAAAATTGGGTATATTGATTTTTTATCGAATGTTTCTGAATAACTGGATATTTAATATATCGATTAAACATTTCCATATTATCATCGTTTTCCAAATTCGTTCTTCGGAAAATAAGAGCGGGAAGCTGGATTTTCCCTTGACGATCACGAATACATCCATCCCGTCTAGCCGCCACCCATTTTTCCGGTGATCCATAAAATATAGGAACTTTAATTATATTCCCTTCATCTACCACCGTTATCTGCATACGTTCCAAATGATCGAATATTACCCTGTCTACATCCATTAACGTAATTACATTGTTTTTCTGTTTATCCGTGTCTCTCCTCACGGGAAATGAACGATTCTCATCCACCCTCTTTTCAGAACGTGAAATATCTTCTTGCACCGGATTGGGTGTTGGATTTTTCGGATTGCCTTGCCATGAAGCCATTTTTTTATATTTTCTTTCTGTTAACTTCTAATAAACATGCCCGCTTTACTTAATCTGCTATAATGGGTATCACACACAATAGAAAATGATTTGTCCGGTATAGATCCTAAAAATTGATCTTGAATAACTCCATCCACTTCATGTAATCTATCATTATATATGATAATATCACCCACTTCTGGAAATAAATTAAAATCTTTTAATGTAAGTTCTCGAAACCGAAATTGAATAATTTGCTTCCTATCCGTCCCAAATTCATCCGCCGTCGTCTCTATATCCCTCTTGTCCACTAATGTAGTCACTGATACCCCTGGAAAAAATACTTTCCCTCCCTCCGTCACCGCAGACTCCCCAT